CAGGGATAGTTTCTCAATCAACTCAAGCTGTTGCATTATTAGAGAATCAAAACGTAAACCTAGGTATAGTATCAGCTTCAACACTTTATACCCAAATAGTAAGCTCATCAGTAGTATTTTCTTCTGGTTCTAACATATTTGGAGATCAATCTACCGATACACATCAATTTACTGGTTCAGTTAGTCTAGGTAATAACCTAGCTATACCAGGGTTCGCTGATGTATCGTCTTCACTTGCATCAGCTGTTGCTTCAGGAATAGATAATTTATCTGAAGACCCTACTCCTGAATTAGCAGGAGCATTAGATTTAAGATCTTATAATATTACTGATACACTCGGCACAGGAGTAATATCTGGAAGCGTAGGAATAAACGTAACTAAAGATATCTCAGGTAGTTTGTTAAATATAAACGGTATAGGTACCTCTAAGTTTACAAGCCACCTACAGGCACACTGTATAGGTATAGGAACAGCTCCTACAGGAGTAACTGGAGAAGTAAAAGCTACAAAAGGTATATTCTCTGGAGACATAGAAGCAGCATCAGGTTCATTCTCAAGTAATGTAACTGGATTAACTATAAACTCAAGCGGTTTAATTTCTGGTTCAAGTCTTAATATTAATGGAGCAATGACCGGCAGTACTTTACTAGTCAACGGAACCGTTAATGCAACAGGAGACATTACTGCATTCTATTCATCAGATGAAAGACTAAAAGATAATATTACTCCTATAGAAGGAGCATTAGATAAAATTAATCAAATAGGAGGATATGGATTTGATTGGAATGATAATTCTGAGCATAGCGGTCACGATGTTGGTGTTATTGCTCAAGAAATCGAAAAAGTGCTGCCAGAAGTAGTAGTCGATAGAGATACCGGTTACAAGGCAGTTCGTTATGAAAAAATTGTCGCGTTATTAATACAAGCTGTTAAAGAGCAGCAGTTGCAAATAGATGAGCTAAGGTCAAAGCTCTAGCGACAGAAACCAACTAATATGGAAATGACACTACCTTCCTGGACATACCAGGGTAGGATCTTCAACGATATAGCAGACTTCCCAGAAGGAACTTACGGATTCATTTATGAAGTTTTTCATAAACCTTCCGGTTTAAAGTACCTCGGTAAGAAAGTATTGTTTTTTGAACGAAATAAAAGATTAGGAAAAAGAGCTCTAGAAGCTTTGAGAGAAGAAAGAAAAGCAAATGGTATCGGAGGACGGACTCCTCTTAAACAGAAGATCATTACCGAATCTGATTGGAAAGATTATTATGGATCTCATCCAAAGATAAAACAACTCGTTAAAGATTCTAAAGACTTGAGAGCTGATTTTGAAAAGAAAATATTAGATTTAGTACCTAATAAAAAGCTTCTCACCTATTATGAATGTAAACACCTATTTATAAATGACGTCCTAGAGACATATAGTCATCAATATATAAATGATAATATACTAGGAAAATTTTATAGGAAAGATTTTAATAATGAAACTAACTGATATACTTCTTAAAGAGTACGAAGATACTAAAATTGAGTTGAAAGGAGAAATGATTCTACCTGTCGACAAAGAAGTAGCTCTTCAAGCTGAAGACAAAGAGTATAATAGAGGTTTACTAGTAACTAGCAACAAGGATAGAAGCTATGATGTAGCATATTGGGCACAAGATTTAAAACCTTACCCTATTGAAGTTATTATAGACGGTAAATCAGTTTCTAAAGATGCTAAGGTAATAAAATTACAGTATCACCCTGAAATGAAAACAGATGATTAGAATAAAAGAACTTATCGGATTTCCATCTCTACAGTACCATGTAGACAACGGTCTAACCTTACACGAGAATGTCTACCGTTATAACTCTGAAGCCTTTATACAATTATTCTCTGAAGCAAGAGACGCTTGGAGAGACGGTTATATTACGTTAAACGAAGAGGACGAAAAGCTTCTAGAGACAACTGACATAGGAGAGTACGGAGATTATAATGGAATGAGAGTTCCTTTAGACTTACCGATGGTATCTGCAGGAAAAGCTAATCCACTATTTGAAATAGGCTGCATGATTGATGAAATGATTGAAAACGAGGATACGATTGACGAAGCTATGAGTATAGACGAAATGATCGATTATGATCTAGTCAAAGAGCTTGTCGAATCAATCGGCGGTACTATTAATATGGAGAACTTTAGAAAAGCTATACAGATTCAAAACGAAACATTTGATTATTCAGGCTTTGATATGTTGAAAGCTTCAGTTGATTATATGAATGAAGCAGAGTACCAAGGTAAAAAAGTATCACTTAACAAACCAAAGCGTGGAGGATCTAAAAAGTTCTACGTTTATGTTAAGTCAAAGAAAGGTAACGTTAAAAAAGTATCATTTGGCGATACTGGATTATCAGTTAAGTTGAAACAAAGAGGAGCTAGAGCATCTTTCGCAGCTCGTCATAAATGTTCAACTAAGAAAGATAAAACAAAAGCAGGTTATTGGTCTTGTAACATAGGCCGTTATTGGAAATCATTAGGTGGCGGATCAAACTTCTCAGGTTACTGGTAGACCTTATTCTGAAAAAAAAGAAGACGGTTATATAATTAGAGAGTTCTCTCACGATACTCCCTTATTTGAATTCGTATGGCATAGAGATAAAGAAGACCGTTGGGTTGAATGTACCCATGATACTAATTGGCAATTCCAGTTAGATAACGAGGTTCCTCAAAGATTATCAAAAAACAAACTATTTATACCCAAAGAGACATATCACCGATTAATAAAAGGAACTGGTGATTTAGTTGTAAAGATATGGCAAAAGGATTAACTTTAGGTAATTACGTAGATAAACCTAAAAAAAAGAGACCAGGCGTTCACGCTAAGTCAAAAACATCAAAGCTGAAAGGAAGTAAGAACTACCAAAAAGCTTACAGAGGACAAGGAAAATGAAACTATCTAATATCATACTCGAAGATTTTACAAAGTTTAAAGTTGAAGCTAATGAACTTGAAAATGAACTTAAAGATACTTATAACAGAGATGATATAGATGTTACTATAGGTCAGTACCATAATAAAGACAGAGGGTACGGCAAAGTTTCTTTTCGTACGAGAGAAGAACTTGCCCCTTCTGAATGGAACAATATCAAAAACTTTATAGAAGCAAAAGGTTACGAAATAACATCTCAGTCTAATTTTGCGGATGATGACGGCGATAGGTATTTCTATCCTACAATTAAATTTGAATACGACATATAATGAAGCTATCAAAAGTTATTTTAGAAGATAAAAAAGTAGTTCATAGAAGTGAACTAGCGTTGACTAAAGAAGACGTAAGAAAACTTACTGTAAACATATCTGATAAGTTAGAATCTTATCTTGATGTAGGTAATAGACAACTACTTGAATCTTCAATTACAGCAGCTATTAAAGAACTTTTAGTAGAATAGTTGTTTAGTTAATAATTTATTCTTATCTTATCCTATAGATACGGACGAATTATATGGACTACACTTTCCTTTTAGGATCCATTGAGAATATATTGGGTAAAAGTAATAAGAGAGCTAGAGATAATTATGCTTTCCATTGCCCTTTTTGTAATCATCGAAAACCTAAGTTAGAAATTAACATGCATACCAACGAAGAAGGTAAGAACTTCTGGGAATGCTGGGTATGTCAAACAAGAGGTCAGTCTATAAGATCTCTACTCAGACAGCTTAAAACCCCAAGAGATCAAGCTTCTGAAATTTTAAAATACCTTCCTAAAGGAACTAATATTGAATATAAGCAGCTATCTATAATAGAACTACCTAAAGAGTTTAAACCTCTAATAGCTGCTACTAGCACCTCTGTTATAGCAAATACAATAAAAAAATATTTATATGCGAGAGGACTTACCGACATCGATTTTATTAAATACAATATTGGATACTGCACAAGTGGAGAGTATGGAGGACGAGTTGTTATTCCAAGTTATAATGGATCCAATCAACTCAACTACTTTGTTGCAAGAACTTACGATGGCAACTATTTTAAATATAAAAACCCTGAAGCATCAAAAGACATAATATTTTTTGAAAACTTAATTAATTGGAATGTCCCTATTATACTGTGTGAAGGAGTATTCGATGCAATGGCTATTAAAAGAAATGCTATACCGATACTAGGTAAAAGTATATCTACCTCATTATATAGAAAAATTATTACAAGCAAAGTAAAAGATATATACGTAGCTCTC